TACCATTGAAGCCTTTCAAAAAGGCGTAACCATCTGGCTCTACAATTGGCAGTTGGGCGATCATTCTGTAGACATTTTTGAAGCGAATGAGGTTGTCCATTGTGCGATACTCGAGCGAAAGAGCTCGCCAACGTATTTCGGCAATTCTCATCAGGCATTCCTCGAACATGTGTGATTCCCAAGCTGCTCCGTCAAATTCCCAACCATTGTTTTTCACACCATGTCGCCCAAGATAGTTCGCAAGATTTTGCATACCATTCCTGTAAGGAGACCAACCAAGGGCGGTTCTCGTTTGTATTGGGTGTTCCTGCAGCCTGTGGTTTTGGTCAAAGGAGAGTCTCTGATTAGACATGTTATGAGCGGCATCGACCGCCATCACATTGCGCAGTCGATTATTTTGCAATTTTTTCTTTGGCAGAATTTCTTTCTTGACTGTGACCTGTGAAAGTGAAGGGCAGTTTGCAAGGTTAGCAGCCCATTCGCAGTCAAACCAAAATCGAAATTTGGGATCAGCGTAAAGCTCTTTTTTGTAGGGTATCCCAGCTTGAGCCCAAGGAGCACCAGTGGCCTTTCTCGTGGTGTCAATGTAAGGGTTATTCTCGATCTCATCATAGCTCATGATTTTGGAATTACCCCAGTAGGGGTGCCAGAGCTTCTCCACCCAGATCCATGCGGTGTGCCACGCTCTGCGATTGAAGTTGGGGAGAATTTGCTGAAAGCGTTCACTAGCATTGTAAGCCGCTTCAACATTTGGCGAATTCATGAAGTGTGTTTGTTCAAAGTGAATCTCATTGCGCTTGAAAATTTGCGCAAGCACTTCGTCATTGTTTCTTGGAGGTCGTTTCTTGGTCATCCCACTAGGTATCTTGCCTAGAAAAGGTAGCTGTTCGCCCAATCCCTGAGCATGGGCTGGGAGGTTGCACCGCTCTGGAGGTGTGACTCTGCAGCGGTCGCGGACCCAGTCAGGATAGTGTTTGAGCCAGCTTTCAAGTTTAAAGACTTTGGACCTTTGGTGAGAATGGCAAGCAGCTCGTCATCAACGGGTTCGAAATATGCAGGTGAGCCTGGTTTGCCGTCAGAAGAGACATGAAATCCAACTATTGCACCGGTCTCATTTGTGACAGGCATTCCAGACGTTCCAGGCACCGACTCATAACTCGCAGCCCAAAGCTTCTTGGACTTGTAAGTTTTTTCGCGATTGTCACTGTATTCTAGTGAAACGTCTTGTGCAACGACAGTGCCTTTGCTGACTAAGACGCTCGTGCCTTTGTGACAGGACCAGACCCAGACAAGCTCGCCGAGCTTGGGTTTCGCAAGTCCAAGTCCTTTCATGCTGGTTGGTTTGGGCCAGAATGCCAAATCTCTGCCCTCAACAAAAAAAGCCTTGGACTTGTGCGTAGAGTCTGGATTTCGGAGACAACTGCGCCTTTGTAAATTGTGGTCATGAAAAAGTTCAGCGCAATCAATGCCAGCCTCAACACCGTGCCTGGTGCCAACAAACCAGTGATCAAGCACAGCGACTCCACAACTCACCTCATCGGAAAAGCCACCATCAACACGCTTGATGGGTACATGGATACGCCCAACTGCCTGTGATGCGGCGACAGAGATGAGCGGTGAGGACGATTGAATTGACTCAGCATAAACCATCCCGGCACCTCGATGGCTGAGACAAGCGCGAAGAACTTCTGAGCTCTGTGCACGAGGATTAGCCGTCGCAAATTGTGCTTTCAGCAGTTTCAGCTCATCCTTCAACTGCGCAATTTCAGAGCGATGTTGTTCTGCGTCTGCATAACTTATCCTGCCAGGAGCCATCTCGGCGGGCTTGTCAGGAAGAATTCTCATTGTGCGCGGAAGTCCTGGAGCCTTGTGCTGCCGTTCAATTGTCTCTTCTGATGCTTCACTCGTTGGACCACGGCGTGTTTGCCACATTCGCGCAGTTTGATTCCTTAGCGCTTTTGGCAGATAGCACTCCTCGCAGGTTTTCCAGGGGTGCCATGTGCGACCAGCTGGCAATGAGGCTTTCATTTCAGTGACTCGAGCAGCAGGGACTTTGAACTCTTTGCGGCACATGTTACACTTTGCAGCATAGTCTTGCTCAGACTGTGCTCTGTAGGAGACTCTGTCCGACCTACCTGTCATCCGCCACGCATCAAAGTTGTTATTCAGAAAGTGATAAATGTGCTGCAATTGTGGGTTTTCTGTGCGATCACCGTTAGGCAGGGGCTTGTCATCAACAAAAGCAGTCCAACCCCCTTCCGAGTCAAACTCGAACTGGATGTCTGGGTCATCGACATAAGTGAGTGAACCAGTGTCTTCATGCCGCGCAAGAAAATCATAAAAGGCTTCAGAGCCGAATTGAACGGCAAGAGCTTCGTCATCGGCCATGAGGTAAACGTAGTCGCCAGCCTCCTCGTAGTGTTTGTCATACCACTCATAGCCAGTTTTGACATTGCGGAAAATGACACCGCTGCGGCCACCAGAGCCAACAATCTTTGCTGACAATTTCTGGCTACCACGCCCTCCTTTGTTCTTGCCTCTGCCGGATTGAGCCCAAGCCCTAGCTGCATCAGGGTTGCACTCCACGAAATGTATGCAGTGGTGACCACCACAAATGCGATGGCAAGGGTGCATGCAAGAGGTAGCCATTTGCAACTTTGTGCCTTGCAGTGGACAGTCTACTGCATGAATGCAACCGATGCGATTTTTATAGGCATCGATGGCTTTCATGTGGCCGTATCCATCGTCGATGAGCCTTCCAAAGAATCCTGCATCATCGAGTGGTCGTCGGTTCGGGTTAGGGTT